GCACTATCAATCAATCCAACAGACACACCAGATGTTGGAGAACTTTACAACCAAGGTATCCAAATCACAGGCACACACGACAGTTGGCCAGCAATGGTACTTGCTTCAAAATCAGACAGCGGCAAATTTGGTAATGTTTGGTTCTTAAGATCAGGTGGTGATGGCACAGATGCAAGATGTTCAGATGGTGACACACTGGGTGGTTTCTACGCATCAGGTTATCAAGCATCAGGATCAGGTGCAAATTACAACACAGTAAGTTCTGCTTGTTACTTTGTAGTAGCAGGTGATCACAGTGACACTAACTCAGGTGGTTACTTCCAGGTAAGAGCAACTGGCGAAGATTCAACAAGTATGAAAACAGTTGCAAACTTCAAAGGTAACAGATTACACATCAACCCAGACAATCAAAACATAGACTTTAGAGTTGATGGTGATACAACAGACAAGTTGTTAGACATTGATGCAGGCACTGAAACTGTGTTAAGTGTTTCAAGCAAAATTGACTTTACAAACCTTCCAACTTCAGATCCAGCATCAGCAGGCAGACTATGGAATGATTCAGGAACATTGAAAGTAAGTGCAGGATAATATAATGGTAATAAGAACTAACAAAAAAAATGTAGTAATTTGTCAGCACTGGTGTTTTATATGTTGGTTCAAAAATTGGACAGTAAGCAGTTATGACAAATAAAAATTCAACAGCAGAGAGATTAACAAGACTGGAAACTAAATTAGATTTATTAATGTCAAATCATTTACATCATTTGGATAAAAGAATGATAAGATTAGAACAAGGAATGATTGGATTGCTTGTTTTTGCAATCACTAATTTATTGATAGTCGTATACAATGTTGTTCTTTAATGCACTTACCACTTACTATTAATGGACAAGGATTTGGTGCAGAACACATCACAGTTCCAACAGGATTAGCAAAACAAACTAACAAAGGCCATTGGTATCCAAACTGGCGTTTTGAAATATATTACAAACAAAAATATCTCTGCAAACTCTATCATAATTTAATCCACAAAAGCGGAAACATAGTTTTTATTAACACTGGATATTCTGACAACGAATTAAAAGGTATAGGAATGCTTGTAAAATATTTTAATCTTTTTGATGTATACACAATAACAAATGAATCATCTTGTTATCAACCTATTAATGAAATACAACAAGCATATGAAAGTATTGGTGTTAAATTTTTATCAATTGAAACAAATATTACTAGATGTGTAGGACCAGTGTTAGATCAACTGCCTAAAAAAGTAATGATTATGGGCGAACAAGAAAATGGGTATTCAGTTAATGTCACTGGTGGATTTCAAACTTACAGTTCTTATTATAAAGGTTACATAGATCCATATCAAAGATACAGTGAGTACAAACAATTTGTTTTAGAAGGCAAAAAACAATGGAAAGATTTGTTGCTTACTAAAGATGAAATAGATTTTCACACCGGGTTCCACACAAAACCTAGAAAAAATCAACCTTATAAATTTTAATTTTTTAATTTTTCTTTTGCTTCAGCAATAATATCTAGAGGATTTTTTGCAGGAGCAGATGCATTGTTTGTTAAGCCAATTGCTTCTTGTACTGCTTTAGATAAACTGTTGTCATTGGTTCTTACTTGAACAATACCCCAGTTCTTTTTTCTTCCTAGTCTTTTTAAATGTCCTCTAATAGTTTGGATAACTTCTTCTTGTATGCTGTCTAAATCAAATTCTTGTTCGTGCATATCAGCGTGGATCCAATCTACTATAACTTTGTCTTCACACCATACAGATAATTTTGTTCCTACAGTTGCACCCATTTCTACTGCGTGTTCTAATGCAGTTTGGACTGCTACAAGTTCTGCTAATCTTTTATCCTGAGTAGGTAATTCTGTAATTTGTGGTTCAATATTATTTTTGTTTTCTGTTGTTGTACCATCAATACCACAAGTTGATTTTGTTGTTATTCTTCCACTAAATCCTGAAACACAATTATCGTCATTGGCTTTGGATGAAGTGTAATATGTTATTTTAGCCATCGTTTTCTCCTTTTCATTAAGTAGTATTATTTATCTGATAAATATTTTTGGAGGCTAAAACACTATGGAAAATAAAAAAACAGAAGAACACAAAGATTTTCAAGACAAAATAAATGCGCCAGTGCAGATTAACATTGACGGCATTCACAAAGAAAAATACAAAGTGCTAATTTGCACACCAGCATACGGAGGAATGTTCCACGATGGTTATTATCGTTCTTGTTTAATGACAATGGATATTTTAAGAAAAAATAATATTCCTTTTCAATTTGCATCTATCACAAATGAAAGTTTGGTAACAAGAGCAAGGAACACATTAGTATCAATTTTTTTAAATTCAGAGTTTACTCATTTAATGTTTATTGATGCTGATATAACTTTTCATCCTGATTACATTGTAAAAATGTTGTATGACACCTTAAAAGATGATGTTGAAATTGTAACAGGTGCGTATCCAAAGAAAGGTATCAATTGGACTAGCATAATCAACGCAGTACAAGATGGCATAACTGATCCTAAAATAATAGAGGGTTATAATCAAAATTATGTGGTTAATTTTGCACACAAAGACACTAAAATAATCGATGGATTGATAGAACTTAAAGATGCTGGCACTGGTTTTATGATGATTAAAAAAACAGTTTTTGACAAATTAATCAAGGAATATGGCAAACAATGTGCATATGAAAACGATATTAAAGATTGGCCAGAAGGTCAAAATAGGAATTTTTATGCGTTTTTTGACACTTGCATAGAAGGTGAAGGAATGTTAAAAAAGATGCCTGGCAACAGAAGATATCTTTCAGAAGATTATTTCTTTTGTAGATTGTGTCAAAGCATTGGCATAAAAATTTGGTATGACCCAAGAATCAATTTGGAACACGCTGGTCATTATAATTTTAAAGGATCGTCACAAAAATTAATTTCGTTTGATTATAAGGAAAAGGAAAATGGCAAAAAGAAAATATGATAGATTGTATTCAAAAAAAGATCCTAACAGTGAAAAAACAGTAGAAATATTTGCACAAGACAAAGCCTATATTGTTGTTTGTAGAAAAAAATTAGTCAAACTTTTAAACATATGGCCACAAATGGGTTATAATTTTAAAAAACATTGTGCATTTTTTTATATGCAACAAGGTTCTGCATTTAGAGAATGTGACAAATGGAATAATTTTTTTAACACTGATGCTTTCCAAGTACTTGAAATATCACTTGAAGCAGAAGGCCAATTGGTTTCAAGACCTGTTACTTTTGAAAAAATTAATAAAACAATTATCAGACGGAAAAAATTCCAACCTGACATTCATAAAAAAATATACAAAAGATCTAATTAATTATACCAATTAACTATTGCGTATCTTGTACCCATTGTGATTGGTGCAACTGAATGTGGATATAAGAAATTACTTGGAAACAATAGTACATCACCTGTTACTGCTTGGATTTCTTTTATTATTGTTTTACCACTCATATCCCAAAATTGAAAATTACCACCCATATATTCATCATTAAGCATTATACTCATTGATACTGTTCTTGGCGACAAATTGTAATGGTCAATGTGAGTGTTGAACTTTCCATTTACATCATATCTTAAAAATTGTGAATCAACTCTTTTCATCATTGGCACAAATTTAAAAGATGTTCTGTACATATTCAAACACTCTTCCAACATATCGTCCATTAATTTGTTTTCTTTAACAATTTTCAATGAACAATCTCTGTGGTTTTTCATCACTATATCACCTGATGGTGTTGCACTTCTTGCCTGAAATAAATCTTTGTCATAGATGTCAATAAACTGTTTACACTGATCTTTTGTAAAAACTGGATAGACCTTAATATACTCTAAGACACTATAATTGCTGGTTACTTTATCTTGCATATAAATACTTATGCACTTTTATTAGTGCTCCTAAAATCTGGCATATGACACTAGGTGATGGAGGGAGACTGAAGTCACCTAGTTCTTAACAAGGAGAAACTTAAATGAACAAGAATAGAGTAGAACAAGAATACACAGAAATATTAAAAACATTAGCAGAAGAATATTTTGATAAAGAAATAAATCACGCACACGAATTATTTTCAGATGCGGCTTGGCCCACACAAGATGATCCACACTACATTAAAAAAACAACATTTGTAGTTAACGCAAGAACGGCTCATCTAAGATTATTAAAAACATTGGCCCAACACATAAGTGGTGCAGTACATCCACAAGGTGAAAACCATATGTTAGAAAAACAACAAGCAGAAAATTTAATGAAACAAGCCAAAGAAAGAATTAGTAAAAAAATAAAAGTTGCTGATGTAGTTTCAATAGATAAAAAAGCGGCAGACAATGAGTAATGTCAAATATATCATTCAAAGAGTTTGTGGATGTTCAAAACATTATAGACGGTAGAGAAACACCTGATTTACATATTAGAGTTGCTGACTGGTTAGAAAACACACAAGAACATCCAAGAAGAATATTACAAGTTTTTAGACACGCAGGCAAATCACATCTGACTTGTTTGTATATTGTCTGGCGATTATTAGTGGATCCAAATTTCCAAGTTATTTTAATTTCTGCAAAAAGGAACATAGCACTTAGAAACAGTTTGATGATTAGATCAATCATTGAAACCAATCCACTCACAAAACATTTGAAGAATGATCTATATCAATGGCAAGCACAAAACTTCACAGTTGATAGAGAAATTATTTCACTTAACCCGTCAGTTGCAATATCCAGTTTGGGATCACAGTTGTCAGGACTACACGCAGATTTAATTATTGGTGATGACTTGGAAACATCTGATAACAGTTTGACACAAGATTCAAGAGACAGGATCAAAGAGCGTGTGCAAGAATTTGGTAAGATTGCAAAAAAGATCTTACTACTTC